GGGAGGTGATATGATTGGATTTCCTGTTGCGCCTGTACCGCCGCCGCCAGTAATAAACACTCTTGCATAAGTGTATCCAAATCCTTTTTCTAATACGCTAATTGAATTTACTGTATTAGACACTGTATTAATGGTTGCGGTGGCAGATGCTTCAGAACCATCTCCAGTTATTTCTATCACAATGTTGCTGACATTTGTATAGTTTGATCCACCATTAGTCAAATAGATTGCATGAATGGCACCACTCACAGCGTTATTTTGAACTTGCCACTGAAGACTTCCGTCATCATTCGATAGTGTTTTTACCGGAATATAATCAGAACTGGTAAATCTTAGTCTTTCGTAATCTGATACAGTGTACATATACTTCCAAACATAACCATCTGCTGTTATCGAATCGTCCGATGTAGAGATGGCGGTCGGCTGAGTATTAGATTTTGCTCCAGTATTATTAGAAATACACTTGTAAACAGACCAATTAGAGTTCATCACATAGCAGTCAGTATTCTCAGACATGTGATCATATGCGCGATATACAGTATTTGCGGCCCAATTAATTCTAGGAATTACATGATACACATCATTTCCTGTAATTCTCTTACCGCCAATCATATTTTTCCATACATCATAGACAGCACTGGGCGATGTGTTGGCCAGTGGAGGAGAAGCTTCATTAGACCAAGCTTCTGTTTTACCAAAAGTCAGATATAGATATGTTGGACTTGGCTCAGAAACAGATTCTTTGAACTGTTCTGCATTGTTCACGCTGAAATTTTTAGGTGAGTTGGAAAGCATATTTTATCCTATAGTTCTAACTTTTATTTATGTTTCAATTAAAGTAATGGTTACGTTGCCAGATGTCGTAGCGGCTGATGATATTCTTACGTTGAATGTGTTTATGTTTGAAGACAAGACATTCGAAACCATATAAATTCCGTTGACTGTATTTACAGTAACTCCAGAGTTAAATTCAACATAAACGTTGTCGTTGTTAGCAAATCCATGGCTCTGCAAATATATGTATGCGCTATTAGAGCCGGATGCTGTATAAGTTCCGTCTTTACTGTAAATGACTTCAGTATTGCTGATAACAATATAATTTTCGACATTGACTGAAACTAGAGAATTTACATAGTCGCCAAAAAGTTTTGTACCTGCTGGTTGAGCCAAATCTTTTAATGCATTTCTATAATTTGTAATAGACTCTTTAACTCTAACAACAAATGAGAAGTTTTGATAGTAATCTCTATCTTCTAAGAAGTTGAACGAGCTTAGATGACCATCATCATTTATATAACGACCAGGTTTAGTTATGATACCTTCTAGCAGTACAGGTTGAAGATTGGCTGTACCATCACCATAACCTGTCATATCAATACTAGTATTTTGTGCAGTATAACTGGAACCACCTCTAGAGATCAAAACTCTTTCAATTCTACCAATAACAGTGTTAGCTTCTTTGAACGTTCCTCCCGAACCCAAAGTGGCAGTAACTATGATGTTTGCGCCACTTCCTGTTGTTGTTATAACATTTGCTGTTGGCAAACCGTCGGATGAATATCCTAAACCGCCAATAACTTCACCATTGGCAACAAACTTGACTCCAGTTATTCTTCCATTTGCTGCCACATTAGTTACATTACCTTTGCCGCCGTAGCCATAGTGTCCAGGAGGATTAATAAACTCGATGGTATCACCCACTTGATAATTCAAACCTCCATCAACAATTTGCATTCTGCCAAGTATGCCGAGAGATTTAATAGCTGTATTACCAAATACACCAATTGATGGCAACACATATCCTGCTCCGGGTTCATTTACAACCATAAGTCGGACAGGACCCGTATTGCTGAAAGCCCATGTGGCGAGAGAATTAACAAGTTTAGTATTTGCGTTTGAAGGATTATTAAATCCTGCAAAATATAGACCATAATTCACATTGTTGATGTTTGCATTAGCTAGTGTTTGAATTGTAGCATATATGATGTTGTAAGTGTTTGGATGATATGTCTCATCAGTATTTACAGAAGAAACATAAGCGTTTGCTCCAAGACCTAAAGGATCAGAAATGGCCATAAAGTCGCCAATTCTATATCCTGCGCCACCATCACCCTGTAAAACAGAAATTCCGGAAATATTACCAGTAGAAACCTTATCAACAGTTGCGATAGCGCCTCTAGCATTTATATCTGTAGTAACAAGTGTGACAGGATCGCCTCTAGTATATCCTGTGCCACCATCAATAATTCTAACACCGTTTAAGATACCGCCGAAAATTCGACCAGTAACCATTTTTGTGATAGTATCTTCTTCAAAATATGCTCTAATGGTTTCGCCGTCTGCAAACTGACCTTTAATATCTGAAATGACAAGTTCATCTACTCTGATATTGTTGTCAAAGAAGCGTGTTACTGATTCAACTTTAGCAGAAGCATTTGAGGTATTACCAGTTATTCTTCTATTGACAAATTTTTCAAGTGCGCCGGTTGAAGTATTGGCAACACCATTGATAGTTTCTTCTTGTATTCTGAGATTTTTTTCAATGTACCACTTACCATCAGAAGCTCTTAGAATATCTTTCTTTGGATAATAAAAATCAATATCTTCATTGTAAAGTACACGCATCAAAAAGCGAATTGACTTTTCGCTACCAGTTGCACGATAAAAATCTTTAGCGTTTTTGATTATTAAATTTTTATCTGCCTTAGTATTTTTTGGAAGAAAATTGAGAAATCTTTCATATAGTTTTTCGGCAAAATCGTCAACTGTATTATCAATATCAATGTAATCTAGAAGATGTCTAGATCGCTCTATAACTTTACCGTTTTTTAGTTCAGGTTCTGCCTGTTCCAAATATTCATAGTACGCCTCAACAAATGCGACAAAGTTGGGGTGGTCGTTTCTAACGAAAAACGGTAACTGACTAGATACTAAATTTGATATTTTATTATTTGTTGTAGCCATTATTCAGGATCAACTTCAATTTGTATTGCTGTTTTGTCGGCTTGATCTAGTTCAATAATGCCGTTTCTTGCTGGTCTGACAATATCTGTTTCCGGTTTTATATTAATACTAAACACATCTTGTTCATAGACATCATTTTCTTCGGCTGAGAGTGCAAATAGATTGCGTATTCTTACTATTCCAGCATCATAGTCAATTGTTCCTGCTTGAGAATTTACAATGATCTTTTCACCATTATCTTTGAAATAGTAGCTTCTTATTGTTCCATTTCTGAATCCAAGTCTTGCTGTAGCTGTTGCTCCTGATCCTTCTCCGCCACCAGTTATTGCTACTGTTGCTCTTGTATAGTTTCGGCCTCTAGCTGTAAGTTCGATAGAATTGACTCTACCATTAACAATTTTGGCAACCGCAGTTGCTCCAGTTCCATCACCAGTTATTGTAACTTTTGGTGTACTTGTATAATTTACACCCGGATTTACAATTCTAATAGAGTCAATACCTGTAAACGAATTTTCAACTTCTTCGAAGTAAACATCTCTAGGAATATTAGACGCATCATACGTCTTCACTGATGGATATGTGTACATACCTTCGATTTGTCCACCCCTGTGTAAAGGAGTCGAGAAATTGACAGTATAGTTTTGTGTAGTGTTTGCGGTCAATTGAACTCTCTTCTGTAGATAAGTTACAATTTCACTGCTTAAAATTGAAGGATGAGCATCATCAATATAATTGTGCAGAACAGAATTTCTATAAACAGCACCAAAATCACTTAGATTATCATCAACATAATCTACAACAGCATTTCGAACTAGATCCTTTATTTGTGCTTCTTTTAGAGTGGTTACACGAGGATTCCAGTCAACATTGATTCTGAAAAGAAGATATGTGTAGTTTGGATCTACAATTTCTGGAAACACTGTGAGAACTGATCTGTTCGCAATAATATCGTTTGTGATGCGCTCTTTTTCCGCAGTTGTAATTTCAAAGTTTAGCTTTGGCTTTAACGAAATAAAAATCTTACCATAAACTGGAGGATCATTTTCGTCGCCTGACCATACAGATATTGATTCGATGTTTGGATAATCTTTTAGTAATAGAGTTTCATAGTCATTCTTTGTTACTGCTCTGTTCTGAGCCGTATAATGAATTGGCGCTCTAAATTTGATCTGACTTATAGTTTCTCTATCTGCACCAGCGGCGGCTGGAGAAATAGGAAGAATAGAGATATTTGAATAACTGCCAATATTTCTTAAACTTACAAACGAGTTTGCTTTGTTGGCTACTGGACCTTCGGTGTCAAGATATTTAATGATTACGATATTATTGTTAGCAGGCTGGCTACCTAAAACTCCGTCGCCAAAGTAAACAGTATAATCATCATTAGGCGATTCTTCAATAAAGAAAACTGTAGAGTTTCCATTGATTTCGGTCAAATCTTCGGCCAGAGTATATGTCGTTGTGAACGTATTTGTTGAAGATTGCTGCACTGTTACTGTTATTGTAGAAGTATCAACATTGGCTGAAGGAAGAACAAAAATTCTATTACCATTCGTAACTGTATAATATAAGTTAGCAGTTTCACCTTGTCTTATTTCGACATTATTGAAAGTAAATTTTCCACCAGATTTTGAAGTGATGTATGAATCCACTGTGGAAAACATATAGTTAACACCATCAATTGGCTCGGACACAAACTTACTGTAAGGTGGAAGAACTAGAGCGGTTTCGGTGTCTCCAGCCGGCGGTGTTACAACCACATCAACAATTGCAGTTGGTGCAGTGCGAGAACGAGGAATATAGTTTGTCAATTTGGCGTGAGATAGAACAGAACTTCTAATTTGAGCAGTATCTAAGAACATTTCGTTGCCGACCATGTTCAAGTAATAACCCATGTAGTGAGTATTATATGCAAGAATGTCTAGAAGAACAGATAGACCAGAACCATCGAAGTCAAAATCTGAAAATTCGGCTTGCTGTCTAAGATAATTTTTTAGATTTTGTCTGATGCTATTAAAGTCTAGCTCAGAAATTCTGAAAGGAGGTGCCATTTTTATCTAATTCTCTCTAAGAAAATAGTTGTTGTAAAAGGTTCTGGTCGATTGTTCACCATGAATACGATTCTAGCTGAATATCCATTATTATCTGGATCAGGCGTAACAGAAACAGACGATAATGTAGCTCTAGGTTCAAAATTTGTTATAACATCGCGGATATGATCTTGTAAGATATTCGCGGTCAATGGCGAAATATTATCGAACAACATCTTTTGTACGTTTGATCCTATGAAAGAGCGAAACGGCCTTTCATAGAAATTTGTTAGAACTAGATTTCTGATAGCTCTAGCTACAGCGTTAGGTCCGACCTTTTTGACTACATCCTTTGTGACCGGATGCACTATAAAGTCTAAATCTAGATCGCTATAATCTCTTGTTCTTGTGGTTATGCTTGCCATGTTTTATTTATCTTACTTTATATGATTAGTTTAGATCAATTCTAGGTGCTGTGGCTGACATGTTTCCTCCAGCATCTAGATCCATTGTCGATCCAGATTCAACTTTCATACTAGTTCCAGACTTTGTTTCCATGCTGGTTCCAGACTCAACTTTTACAGTCGTTTTAGCCTTAGCTATCATATTGCCAGAAGTCGAACCAATCTTCATGGCACTGTCTCCAGCTACATTAAATTCTTTACCTGCTGACATCGTGGCATTCTCAGACACCTTAGCGTCCATATTTTTAGCTACTATATCCATCTTTTCAGCAGCATTCAAATTAATACTTTTTGAGTTAAATGTTGTATTTTCGTCTACGTTAACTTCTAGATTTTTGGCACTCCAGTAAGCCTTTTCACATTTCAAAGTCACATCTTTAGCGATTAGATCGAACTTACCCGAAACGTTAATTGATCCTTCGCCGTTTATCTGAAACTCCATTTTACCATTTTGTGAAACTAACTTTATAGATCCATCTGGATTTATACAAAAGCCAGCGCCAGTTCGGTGCGTAACACGAATGAATTCATTACCCTCTTCAAAGCTCATTTCAACTTCATTACCGCTTCTATCCATCATACGGTTTGTATTGAGATGACTTTCGCTTTTTGGTGTTGGATTACCAGTAAGCTTTGACTCTGCTTCTTTTTTTGGAGTTATGCCGGTAAATTTAGCCATAATATACTTTCCTATGTGAAGAATTTATCAAGTTCTGCTTTTGCATGAACTATGGGTTTGTTACCGATAGCTTCTAAGTTGCTCTTAAATTGTTCTCTAACTCCTGGAGCAAATCGATCTAGCATTGGGCCCAATTGATCTGAAATTGACTGTAATGCTTGAACTTGGCCTAAAAGAGAACCAAACGCTTTCTCAGCCTCTTGCATGGCCTGAGATTTCAAAGTAGTAACTACTCCTTCTGGACTTATAGTTTGACTTAATGCGCCAAAAGGAGTTTGTATTATGTTTGTTACAGAATCTAAAAGTTCCATGCCTGTTATCGAATCGTCCGAATCTATTTTTTGTAGTGCTTGAATAATGTCATTGCTGTTTTTTACATCTTTTAAAATGTTAACTGCATTGGCAAAAAACACATCAGGATTAACTCTCTTGCCTGCTGAACTTCCCCCACCTGAAGATGGGCTATAACTTCTAACAAGACCCATTACATTTTCTAGTTGAGCGCCAACGCCAGCAGGCAACTGCTTAAACAATTCATCTTTTAGTGTAGCAGGCATATCACTCAAAAGATTACCGATAGAGAAGTTCATTCCTGGTAAAGAACTTAACATAGAACCCGTCAATACAGCTTCAGCTTGATCTATCGCTGTCGAAAGATTTTGAACTTGTGGCACTCTAGATCCAAATATAGGGCTTGCTGTTAAACTGTTTAGAAGACCATCAGCTTTGGCTAAACTCCATGCGCCCTTTTCAACAACTTTGGCCACAACAGGATCGCCACTTTCTTGTACATCTGGTGGCAACTTTACAGGCTTTGCTCTTTCCTGATCTTTATACTTAGAAACATTATCGTTGACACCTGGAAGATTTGTTGCGCCGCTAATGATAGGATTTTTATTCTCAGTATTATTACTTACTGATACGATGACACCTCTGCTAGTGCCGCCGTCACCAGGATTTTGACGAACTGATACTTGTAGACCTTTATCAAGTGCAGCTACAGATGTTAATGCTCCAGGTATAGAATTCTCAGCAGTTATCCAAGCTAGATGTTCATCAGAAACATTTTTACCGTGTTTTCTTGGTATTCTAACTTTATAGAGTATTTGACCAGAAGGTAATTCTTTATGATCAACTATGTGACCAAGTTCAACTAAGCCCTCATCAGGAAAAGCGTTATGATTAAAATATCCTTTGCCTAACATATTATACCCTACCTGCTGCTACTGTATTCGAAACACACTCTAAAGTGGTGATACCTAAGCCACCTGCTTTAATATTGTGAGTCATTCCAGAAATTAAATATTTTCCGCTTCCATATAATTCACCTCTTGTGGTACCCTTATCAGGGATCGTAACGTCAATTACATCACCTGCATGTAAAAATGGACTAAACGGAACTGTCAATCTCAATGCTATCTTATCTTGATCTAACAGAGACATTCTAGGCTTGCGCTTAATCAAATACTGTTCAATATTTGGATTACAAACACCCTGATCGGTTTCAGTGCCTGTTATACTAGAAACCATGTACGGACTATTTCCACAATCTGAAGGCTGACCAAACATTCCAAATTTACCTGTTAGATAGTTTATAGTTGAAACAACTGTGATGTCATTTCCATTTTCATCATAACCATTTAGTACATCTGAAAGTAGATCAAAATCACAAGGAAATTCATATTTCATTATATGAAAAGGATTTGCGTAACTTGCATCTGCGGAACCTTTATCACTATAAATAAATTTCCACACTTCATTTTGTTGTGCTAGAGAAGTGAGTGATCTGAAATGATGTGTGCCTCTATTACGATAAGTCATATAGTGGACAAAAGATGGATCTTGCTGCGCTGATAATGCAACTTCAGAATTTTGATATATGGCCTGAAAAGGATGAATATTTGTTGCTACATACTCTCTTGGTGGAGAAGAGGGTTCAACGTCAATATTAGGTGCACCAATGCATCCTCTAAGAATATCACTTACAACCTGGCTTGCAGGAGAACAAGGCCAAGATTTACTAAGAAACGTCTTTGCATCTTTTATTAGAGAAGGATCACAAGCATCTAGTTCAAACACCTCTATATCATAGTTTAGTTTTCTTCTCTTGCTCAATCTATAAATAAGTTGATAAACTTCAAGTTTTGCATCTACGCCAGAATAATCAGACTGATTTGCATACAGTTCAATTACTGGTCTTTCTATATCTATTTTTATAGCTTTAGCATAATAGTTGTCAAGATTTTTTTTGCCAAATTCTTGATCGCTAGAAATTTTACTCTGAACGACAACATTAGTTTGTAGTCCGGGCGTCAGAAGACTTTCTGTCAAGTTAACTTCTGTTACATTTATTTCTGATAGCTCTGGAGCACCAACATCAATTGCTGTTTTAAGCTGTGTAAGATAAAGTTCTTCTTTAGATTTGATTTCTGCCATTCTATATTCTTCTTGTTAAGCCTGAAGGAGCAACTTCCGCTCTAGCTTTTCTCATTAGATCGTCAAATTCAAGTTTTATTGTTGGATAGTATTCAGCTTTTATCAGTTTAATATTTCTTTTATTTTCATTCACTTCAAATTCATGATCATACACATAAACTAGATTTCTATAAGTGTAAACCGTAACTATTTTTCCGTCAGGTAAAGTTTTCTGTTCGCCTGTTGGATCTGAACTTGGAAGAGTGTTATATTCAGTCTGAGTTATTTCATATTTTCTGATAGTCTCTAGACTAGTAACAGCATCAACAGTTTTTACTATTTTTTCATATCTTTGAATTTGTGTTTTTGTAGTTTCTATGTTACCATATTTTGTTATCAGATAAGAATCAAACTCATTAGCTGCAAGTGGCCAATCATAAAAAGGATCTATTATTTTATTAGATAGCAAGATGACCCAGTGAGCTTCCGGATCTTTATAATATTTCTCAGCAAGAATTTCTGGTTTATCTGTATCCTTAATAACATAATTATAATAAAAGAAAACATTGTTGAATGTCTCGGAGTAGAATCCAATTCTAACCAAGATATTCATAGGAAAATCAAATTCTGACCTACGACCACCTGTAGTTCTTAAATCATATTTTACTCTTGGAAACTTATCAAAAAATTCTGCCATTTTAGAATCCTTGTAGAACGCGAAGCTTGTGAGTAACTTCAGTCTCACGGAAAGCTAACTGCATTCTGATTTGGGTTGGAAATCCATCTTGGAAAGTTGACCAAGTTCCGTTTGGTGAATAAGATACATCAATCTGAGTTAAAGCGCAAGTATTTATTCTGGGTATAGCTGTGTTTTCTCGACCTCTATGATAGAAAGTGATATCAAATTCAGCAGGAGGAACCCAGAAGAATGACTGAATACCTGCTTTTAGTTCAGGCGCAGCATGATATCTAAGAGTTCTTATGATTTGTCTTAAAGCTAAAGATTCTTTCTGACTTGATGGAGAAAAGATAAAATCGAATCTATGTTCTCTCTGCATTGTATTGGCATAAAGAACTTCTACTTTAGGATTGATAGGTCTACCATAAATCTGTGCTGCTTGAGAGGCACCATTTAGAGAATTAGTTACTGTACCGGCCGCTGATGCGCCAGCGGCCGCGCCTGCGGCTCCGCCAACGATACCTCCTATTGCTGCTGCAAAAGTAGCTACACCGCCAGCTGCGATAGCTGCACCAAACTTGGTCAAGCTGATATTTTCAAAATCGTGTGTATCGTTAAATGTTAATTCAGCATTTGGCATATACAAAGCAATAGATTCTTTTATTCTTCTTGTATATCTAGGCCTTGTAATATTTGTTGAAAATGGATCAGTTACACTTAGATTGATATTAGGGTCTTGACCAAATGAACCTGCACTGCCGTAGAAGTTGCTATCGATTCTATATCTTAGTGCGTCTGTCTTAGAAAGCTCTCTATCTAACACAGTGGCCAAAGTTCTTGCGCCAGTGCCGGGACCAGAAACACGGTTCATTTGTGAATCTGTTTGAACGTTAATGTTTATAACCATATAATGGCTATTATAGCCTTGTTTACCTACATCGTCAGGAAAGGTTCTGTAATAGAAATCGTAATCAGATTGACCAAGACCGTAGTCTTCTGGAATGTCAGGTCTAGAGGCGGCATCTGCTGGAGTATCTGGACCGGTCACATCTGTTGGAGTAGTTATGTCTGGCATAATATCGCCACCAAAACCACTAGTTGGATCGTTTGTCATTTTTCTTTCCTAAAAATTATTCTATATATTTATATGGAAACTTACAAGGGCAAATTCAAACCTAAAAATCCAGAAAAGTATAAAGGTGACCCCACGAATATTATTTATCGTTCGCTTTGGGAACGTAAATGCATGGTCAAATTTGATGAGAACCCAAACGTTCTAGAGTGGCGAAGCGAAGAGGTCGCTATACCGTACCTCTCACCTTTAGATAATAGAATTCACAGATATTTTCCAGATTTTATCATAAAGGTCATCACCAAAGATGGTTTGATAAAAACATATATGATAGAAGTCAAACCTAAAACTCAAACTAAAGAACCTAAAAAGAAGAAGAAAATCACCAAAGGGTATATCCGAGAGGTTACAGAATGGGGCAAAAATTCTGCAAAATGGAAAGCAGCAGAAGAGTATTGCGCTGACAGACAATGGGAGTTCAAAATTCTAACTGAGGATGAAATCTTCGGAAAGAATAATAAATAGTGATATGGCTAAAAAAGAACAAGAATCTGTTGATTGGCTCATCGGTAGAGCGAGATCGGCAGCAGGATACAGAAACAACATAATCAATAACTCTGACAGGTCTAGAAGTAGCACTGTCATAGGCAAGATGTATTTCTTTATATATGATCCCAAGCATAAAGATAAGCTCCCAATCTATGATAAGTTTCCTCTCGTTTTTCCAATAGAAAGATATCCAGACGGTTTCTTAGGTCTAAACCTACATTATCTGAATACAAATGAGAGAGCAGCACTTCTTAACAGGCTGACCGAGTATAAAACAAACAACAAATATAACGAAACGACAAAACTCAGACTATCATACGATTTGCTGGCAAGCACTAAAAGTTTGAACAGTTTGATGAGGCCATGTATAAAGCGATATCTATTCACACAGGTTAGAAGCAATTTTATAGAAATCACAGCAAACGAATGGTCAAATGCCATTAATTTGCCTGTTCAGAATTTCGTAACAAAGAGTTAATAAATGGCAAGCACAGTCTTTACAAATCCACCAGAATTTCTAGGTCTACAAGACTATAGATCAACAGTCAATAAAAATGGCGGGCCATCAAAAGCCAACAGGTTTGTGGTTAGAATAAACTCTCTACCAGAAAAGATAGTTCGCAGAGGCGTTTACAATTCAGTTTTAAGAGATTTATCATATTTGTGTGAAGCTGCTGAACTTCCTGGTCGCGGTTTCATGAACATAGATGTTAGATACTACGGTCCAAGTTTCAAGATGCCATTTCAAACCACTTACGAAGATTTGAATCTGACATTCTTGGTTAGAGACTTATTCTTAGAAAGACAAATGTTTGATGACTGGCTAGAACTTATCAACCCTTCAAACACATATAACTTTAACTATCGCAAAGATTATATCTGCGATATTGATCTATTTCAAATGAGCGAGATTGAAGCGTCAGGGTCATCACAAAGTCAGAATGCTTCTAAGAAAGTTACAGCACAATACAAGTTCACATTTGAAGAAGCTTGGCCAATACTCGTCAACCCAATGCCTGTAAACTGGGCAGAAGACAACTTCAATAGAATGACTGTAGCCTTTACATACAAAAGATGGCACAGAGAAACTTTAGATCCTAACTTCTTTGAAGCCTATGATTTAGTCAAAGGCGCATCAAATACAGTAGATGTTGGCAGCTGGCTTCCAACCTTCTTAACTGATGAAAATGCTCCGCCTAGAGGCCCAAATAGATAATTTAAAAAGGTTAATATATTATGAGTTTGCCTAAAATTTCTACCCCGATATACACTGTGACTTTGCCATCTAATGGTAAAAGTGTTCGTATCAGGCCGTTTTTGGTTAAAGAAGAGAAGCTACTATTGATCGCGGCACAAACAAAAGATTCAAATGAAATTATACAAACAACCAAACAAGTAATTGGTAATTGTTTGATCGACAATGACGTTTCTGTAGATTCTCTTCCGTTTTTCGATATAGATTATTTGATTATAGCGTTGAGAGCAAAGTCAATTGGTGAAACCATACCGATTAAATTTACTTGTAATAACGTAGTAAATAGTAACAAGTGTGGTCATACTTTTCAGGTTGACATTGACATCTCAAAATCTACAGTAGTAAAAGATGAAACTATAGACCCTGAAATATGGTTGTCTGGCGACTTTGGTGTCAAGATGAAATATCCAAAGTATTCTGTTATCAAAGATATCATGGCTAATGAAACAGAACTAGATAAAGTCATTCGTATTATTTGCGCTTCAATTGACTACATCTTTGACAAAGATCAGATATACTCTGCGAAAGATAAGACCAAAGAAGAGATACAAGAGTTTGTTGAGAACCTAACAAAAGTTCAGTTAACCAAGTTAGAGACTTTTGTTTCAAACTTTCCAGAATTTGAATGTCGCGTAGAACATACTTGTGAAAAATGCGGTTTTCATCATAACATAAGGTACAACAACTTCGATAGTTTTTTTTTATAATTTTCGGTCATGATACGTTGGTCAATCATTATAAGACCAATTTTAATTTGATGCAGTTTCATCATTATTCTTTAAGCGATTTAGAAAATATGTTACCTTGGGAAAGATATTTGTATCTTGATATGCTCAAGGCTCATGTTCAAGAAGAAAACGAAAAGGCGAGAGAAAAGCAGATGATGATGCAGAGACAAATGAGAAAGTAAAATGGCAGTAAATCCAAACAATCTTACGATAGATTACAAAACACTTCAAGCTATACCTTTCAGAGATAGAAAGGCGCTATTATATTCTAGCTTTTCTAATCAGATCGACAATGCTTTGACGCCAAGTCAAAGAGCGAATTTATTTCCATCTCATTATCAAAAAGATGCTGCGGCTATTCAATCAGCTATGACTGGAGCTACAAATCTTAGTAAAGCAGAATATTTGAACAGAGCTAGAAATAATGCTGGTGTTGGCTACGGCGATGCTAATAGGGTTGCCGGAACTCCAAAACAGAAAGGTCCTCCCGCTATTACTGCATCGGAATTCAGAGCGGTAGAGTCTAATCCTTTCTTAGCAGGATATGCAGATAAAACTGTAAGGTCTCCAGGAAGGCAAAAAATTAGTGCTACAGATTTTATGGATCCAAGAACATCTGGAAAATTAAGGCCTGAAATATTAGAAAAATATAAAGATAGAAATTTTCCGGTCACAATAAGAAATAATAATATGGGCGCCGTAAGTTTGGCTGATGATAGTAATAAATTTGTTACTGGCATGGCAGGGTATGTTGGAAAAACTCCTAGACCGGCAGCAGAAGGTGGATATTACGCCAAGTTTTCTAGTCCAGAACATGGTGTGGCAGCAGCTTCAAAAAATTTAGAGAACTATTACAAAAAAGGAATAAACACGCCGGAGGGTATAGTTAGAAAATGGGCAAAAGGTGCTAACCAAAACTATATTAGCACAGTGGTATCCTATTTAAACAATTCTGGTTACAAAGTTGATCAAACCAGTCAACTTGATTTGAGTGATCCAAATGTTAGAATTGCTATACTGAAGGCTAAATCATCATTTGAATCTGGAGCTGGAGTTCCTGTATATAACGATGACGTATATGAAACAGGCGTTAATTATGCGTTTGAAGAAAATAAAATAGAAACTGCGAATCCTACTTCTACGCCAGATGCAATGGCTGTAGTGCAAGATGTAGCTCAACAAACCATTTCTGCCTCTGAAATAAGAGGTTCTGAAGTATCTGTAACTGGAGACTCTCTTGTTTCTGAAGATCAAGCAAAAATTGCTGCAACAAGAAAGCAACCTATTACTCCCGAACTTAGAGAAGTTTTACAGTATGCAGCAGAAGAATCTGGTGTGCAAGTTGAAGTCTTCTCAGGAGGTCAAGCTGACATCACACAAGGTGGTCCAAGAGTTGGAACAGAAAGACACGACTTAGGTCATGCCGCAGATATTAAATTGAAAGTTCAAAATGCGGATGGATCATATCGATACCTAAGTTCTAAAAATGAAGCAGACAGAGAAATCATGTCTAAGTTCATTACAAGTTCAAGAAAAATGGGAGCAAAAGGAATTGGTTCGGGCCTAGGCTATATGGGAGAATCAGGAATACATATTGGCACAGTTGTAAGACCTGATATTGATTATTCGGATAAACCTTATGGTGCTCCAGCTGGTAAAGAATCTGTCTGGCGCTCTGATAGTTGGGCCCAAGAAGCTTTTGCGGAAGGACAAAGACAAGCTGTAGAATTTGAAAAAGCGGGCGGCATGATAGCTTTGAGAAAAGCTAGAGAAGAAAAGATAGCCAAACTAGAAGAAGAAAAGAAAAAACTAGCCGAGCAGCAGTCTGGTCTTAATCAACAGGTGACAGCCGAATCAATACAGCCCAAATCTAATGTTGAAATTGTAGAAAAGAGTGGAGCAGAACTTTTACCCGAATCTCATCCATTTTCTATGAATAAGAAGAAAAAAGATAGAATTATTGCGGCTCAAGTTTCTGCTAAACCACCTTCTAATGCTAATCCTACTGAAATAGCTGGAGCTACAGCCACAGAGGTGATGAAGTCTAGCACAGTTCCTCTAGGCACAATGGCACAAGGTGGCACTATTAGGCCAATAGGAGACAGCGAAATTGTCACTCGTTCACCAACTAGTGGTGAGATTATTCAGAGAACAAAAGTTGCAGAATATGGCGCAGAACAAATAAAAATTGAACCTGTGTCAAAGATGAATGCTGACGCTCTATCGCCAGACAGAAACATTGCTAGTTCTAATATGGCAGATCAAGAAGCAATGCCTGCTCAACAAGAGCAGCCGGCTCAGAAAGCAAGTATGACATCTAGTAAAGTTCCTGTTGCTGCTTATAGCAATATTGATTCATATGTTAGAAAACCAAATTCTACTGCACTAAGAGCAGCAATGCAAATTAGAATGGTCAATACAGATAGAGCCGATTATATCGCATAATAAAAAAAGGGGAGAGCCGAAACTCTCCCCTTCTTGCGCTCGCCTGCTATTCGTATTTAGTCAGCCAAAGACTTGAAATAATCAAGGTCTTCATCTTCACTATCAGTCCACGGCGGAGTGTCTTCAACAGACTTGCGTGGCTTTGATGCTTCAAACGAAGGTTCAGCCGACTTGGTATATGTCTTCGTAACATTTTCGTTTACCTTGACATCAACCCTGCTTACATCCATTCCAGAGATACCAAGCACATCATTCATCTTACGCTTGAGTTCGTCATAAGACTTGAAGTGCTTCGGATCAAGAAGCTCCTTGAGAGAGTGTTC